TTTTAATACGCCAGAACTAATCTTTTGGAATAGTTTACCAGCTTCTGATAAGAGTTTAGTAACTTTTAAATTGTCTGCTGCAGTGAATGTAGCGTTACCTGATAAATCATCTAAGTCAGCATTCACCTGCCATACCTTTGAACTCTTTTTCAGTTTACCAACTATATCTCCTCCAAAGCTAGCTTGCATAGTTTCGAAGGTAGCTCCAGTATAACTAGTATGCCAGACAATACCAACATCTGCTGCAGATATACTTTGTTCTAATTTAGATCCAGCTGGTACAGCATACACAATAGTGTTTGGATGGAAGGTAATCATTTTTTGCCCGTTAATCGTTTCACCTTTTAGGTCCGATTTGTCAAACATAAAGTCACCTTGGATAACTCCTTTAATACCTAAACCTTTTAATCCATCAAAAGCCATTATTAGTTTTTTACTAAGATCACCAGAGGTATCAGCTTTTATATCATCATGGCTTTTATATACTTTAGGATTAGCATTAAAAATACCTTTCTTAGCTACAAAGAAAGAACCATCTCCTGGATCTTCTCCTGCAAAGACGGCGGGGGCACCGTCCCATTTGACGGTCACATCTACTGGTGATTTGGCATGACCGCTCAACATATCTCGCAATGACCTTAGCGCGAGTATAGCCTGGCGTGCCCCCTTAACTCCACCGTCCAAAACTAAATCCTCTATGTGTGTCATATGAGTATTTTTGGATTCGGTTAATTTAAAATTCTTAAAGCTCTTCATTATTTTCCTACCTTTATATAAACAGCTGATTCGACCATTGCTGAACCTGCATAATTTATCATATGTGTTATAATAGCATTTGCTTTTGTTCCACCTGCTTTTTGTATATGATAAAATAAAAGCATTTCAGCATATTTTGCTGAGATCCATGTCCAATCTTTTTGCTTTAATTGTTCTAACATATCTTTATAAGATACATTTTTATAGAATTCATTATAGAGAGGGTACCAGTTCTTCTTAACTGTCCTGTCATTACCTTTAGATAATTCTTTTTCTATCTTCTTTGCTATGGGCTTTATAGCTTTCGCATGTGCACCCATATTCTTTCCTGTTTCTCTTCTTACAAACTCAACCATTTCACCCCAAGATATTCCTCCACCCCTAGAAGTTTTACCTTTTATTTCAGCTTTGACTGTTGATCCTGGTGAGTTATCTTTTAAATTCATAGATCCAGTATCATATACTATAGTAGCTGATTTAGATGACCAAAAGTCTCCACGGTTTGATTCTAATTCTAAGGCTTTTAGTTTATGTAAATCACTATCTGGTGGTACTTGGTTATTGTGTTCTTTATTATATGGTGGATATTTCTTTACCATCTTAAGGGAAATGCCAACACATCTTCGTGTATTAAAATGTTCTATTAAAGATCTATTCATAGCTGAAACAGATGTAACATCTATTTCTTTTACTGGATTAAAGTCTTTCGCCATAGCCCAAACATCGCCCGGATTCCACTTATCGTCTTTCAAAGCTTTGAATCCATTATTTTTATATGCTATATTCTTTAGAGCATATATTGCATTCATCTTTTTATCCCCGCGATGAAATGTTTGTGACTTATTAATATATTTATTTTCGGCTAACCATTTGGCTGCAAAGTAAGATGACTGATTCCAATCATCTGGAGTTTCTAATATCTTATCTGTATTTGCAGATATATTATTAGTTCCATTAGTCGAGTGTGCTTTAGCTATACGCGCTTGATCGAAGTGCTCTATATCATTATTATAACCATCATCAACAATTGCACGCATCATACATGCGTTATGGGATTCATTCCTTTCAGTATCAGCTGTGCCTGATCCAGCACCGCCACTACCTCCACCCATGACTTTAGATTTAAGTAAGTCATTAGATTTTATTTCTTTACCTTCTTTGTCTATTAAAGTAAATCCACTTCGACCAAAATGATCTTGGTTCTTTTTAAATAGTTGGCAATTAGAAATAGCTTGATCTATATATTCATCTCCTACTATGAAAGTTCCACCTTTGATTAGTTCTAATGGTTTCTTATCTTTTATAAGACGCATAAGAATATCAATTCTTGGTTCTTTAGTAGCCGAATTCATATTGGCCAGCTGAGCAGGGGTTAAGGCAGTGCCTTCTTTTATAGGATGTGATTTAAAAGATATCATAGATCTATTTATAAACTATTTTCTTTTAAAGAATGGGTTAGGGTAAATTTCCCCTTGACTATCATAAGCAATTATTTTTTGATTATGAAGAATTTTTAAACTTCTATTTACACCTTCGTTTATACCTTGTTTATACGCATAATGACAAGCATAGCCTGTGCAAACTGATATTAATACAAATGTTACTGGTTCCATATCTCATACTCCAATAAGTAAGTTCCTAGTTCAAAACCTGGTCGATCTTTTAGGTTAGTTATATGGTATTTATGCTGTTTTAAAAGCTCCCATCTACGAGCTGTTCTTTCTTTTGTTGAATGAAAGGTTTCTACAGCTTGATACTTAGCATCCTGACGTAACGTGCTCATAAGCCTCCTCACAATCGTCGATTTGTTTACCGCAAAGGCATTCATTTTCTTCTTCGATAGAAGGTGCACCTACAATATCTCTTATTTGAGATTCGCTGAGTACTTCTTCTGGTTTTGAGAAAGGTGTTACTATAAATTTTTTCATTACGCTGCTCCTAGTAAGTTTTTAATTTCTGCACCACACTTTCCACAGGTTCTATTACCACCTGCAGAGTATCCTGAAATATAAAGTGGTCCAGTCCAATCGATGGTATATCCATCTTGAAAAATGTTTCCTCGCGCTTGGTTAAGCGAAGGTGTTTTAAAGTTTTTAGCTTTTAGAATATCGCCATATACGAATTTATAGTTTCCTATATTAATAAATCCCCATACTCTGTTTCCAGCTAGGATCTTATAATATTTTCTACCAACTTCGATTCTTAGATCGTCTTTAAATTCGTGTACATTTTTTTCAATGTCTGCGAATTTAGATCTTTTACAAAATCTTGTATATTTTGATGTGATTTCATCTAGAAGAATATCTAGTGATTCGTTTAGTTTTTTTGTATTGTCCATTTTAACTCCTCTGTTTTATTTTTAAATACATGTGTATTATACCACATTTTAGGGGAGTTGTAAACCTCTTTTTTGATTTATTTTGAAAAGTTCACGAAGAGTTCACGTAACCTGAGATCTGTATTGTATACCTAGGTTCATATCCGAGGTTAGCAACTATATGCGGAGTCCCGAAAGGTATCTTTGTATAATCCCCTTTCTTGTAATCTAACCAGGCTTCTCCGTCCATCTCGAAGTAATGACCAAACAATCTATCTTGTAAAAATAAATTGATTCGAACAGGGTTTAATTTAGGATCGTAATCTCTTAGTCTATCTACATGTGGTGCAATAAACCTTCCTGGCATAATCTTTATGACATTTAATGTCTTAGGGTGTTTTATCTCTGGGAACATATTCTTAATACTAAGTACCCATTCTGGAGCTTTGTCTTCGGTGATACGATAAACACATGCCCCATCTCTAGGGTAATCTGGTATTGGTATACCGAGATCTTTAAAGTGTTCTGTGATAGCATCCATTTTAGTAGTATCAGCATAATCAAAATCTAATGATTCGATCATGCTAAGATCTATATGTTCTGCTATATTGTTGTGGGATTTAAACAATGTCGTCTACCGGGAATAAATTATATATTACCTCAGCACACTTCTTTGCTATATCTGAATGTTCTTTTTGTGTTCCATGTTCGGATCTTAATTCCATATAATGTACCCAAGAACGGAGTGTTCCGTTAACGTACATTCTAGTCATTGTTAATCCTTCTGGTAAGACTACTCTCGCCTGTTCTTTTGCGATACCAGCTTCGATAGCCCATTCATATGCTTTCTTAGCTCTTTCTATTAATATCTCTTGGTATGATTCCCAAACATAATTTATGGAATCTTCCTGTGGTATTTCAATAGAGTTTTGTCTATTTTTATAATCTTGCATACGCGCGTCGCGGGTAACAAATTTAAATTCTTTTGTAGGATCAGCATATCGCTGACTAAATTCCTGAAAAGAAAATGATCTATGTCTGAGTATCTGTCTGCTTATATCCCTAGTCGTTTCTATTTCTAGACAAACGTTCACCATTTCAAGTGGTGACCAGTGCTTTTCTTTAATTAAATACTTAACTAATTTTTCAGAGGTCTTTTCATTGTATTGATTATCGGGATTTGATACTCGTGCACAGAACGCAACCAGCTGAAGAAGATCGTCCGTTAGGTTGAGCTCTTCAACTGGCTTCGTATATGATATAAGTTTCACCTTAAACATAATTATTTGGTTCCTTAACCTTCTTGTCTAATCAAAGTGTAGATACCATAGCCTAGTCCTACCCATGCAAGTAGTTTAGCTACACCACCAAAAAGCAATACACAACCACATATTACGATAAGTAATACTCCGTCGTGTGAAGTTCTTTCTGGCAATCTATCCATTACCCAGTCTTTTGCTGTTTCGAATATATACATAATTTTCTCCTATATTTTAAATTCCGCAAAGGTATCTTTTGATTCTCGATCCCCCCACGTACTTATTGGTTTATCCGGAATTGTCATATCAGACACAATATCGGTCTGAGCTGACTCTTCTACGTCATATAATTTCATGCGAGCCCGATCAATACCAACTACAAATCTTTTATATTTGGTCGGATCGTTATAACGATTTTTCAATTGTTTTACCATTAGTTGGCCAAGTTCATCAAGTTCCTCTGTTGATATTAGAGCAAACATGAGATCTGCCGTTGCTGGTAAACCAAATGATTCCGAAGTGTCCTCCAATCCAATATCGGTATTACCGAAACCAGATCTAGTTGTTTGCGTTGCGCTAACAATAGGGACGTTATATTCGACCGCCAAACCACGAAGTTCTTCCGCTATAGCTTTGACGTACGAATAACTATTTATGCTTCCACCGAGCCCACGCATACGCGAGGAGGCACAAATATTCAAGTAATCGATATAAATTATATCGGGTTTGAAATTCTTTTTTAGCTTTAACTCGTTGAGTAAAGCCCTGAAATGTCCAGTGTGTGCTGCGCCAGTTGGGTATTCTTTTATAATAAGTTTACCTATATTGGCTTGAGCAATCTTTTCTATCTTGGAATTAAATACATTTTTTGGTAATGATTCTAATTGTTGTATTGGTAAATCCATTAGATTAGCATCTATTCTTTCTGCTATACGTTCTTCTGCCATTTCCATTGTAATGTATAAAACGTTTTTATTAGCTTGTAGATTTGCTGCTGCAGCATGACACATGAATAATGATTTGCCCACACCGGTACCAGCGAGGGCAATGTTCAATGTCTTGTTCGGCAATCCTCCTTTCGTGATCTTATTAAAGTAATCTAAGTCCCAAGGTATTCTTGACTCTTCGCTGTTATAGAATTCAAATCTTTCATCTGAATTATCAACATAGTCGTGACCAATATTTTGGTCGAAAGAAGTACCAAGAGCTTCAGATAGTATTTCGGGTATTAACCCTTCGCCTTTCTCTTTATCTTTACCATCAATAATATTAATTGATTCCATTATGGCAAGATAAACAGATCTTTCTTTGCACCATTTTTCTGTTTCGTTAATTAAGTATTCAGTATCAAGATCTGATTTTACTTTCATTTCTTGAATTAGCTGGCCAGCTGAATTAACTATTTCTTCGTGTGCGTTTACTTTCTGTAGTTCTAGTTCTAGAATTTTACCGGTTGGTAATTTGTTGTGCTTATGTACAAAAGATACAATTAGATCGAAGACTGTTTTATGTGATCCTTCGAAATAATCTTTCTTTAAATAAGGTATAACCCTTCTGCAATATTCTTCGTTATGAAGAAGATGGTTCAGAGTGTGTGTTTGTATTTGATTCGTTATGTCCAATTCCTATGCTCGCTTTGTTATTCTTTTCTGCTTTATCTAAACTATCTGTAATTATATGTTGTAAGACTGAACCCAAATAGTTTTTAAAATATTCATCATTCTCTAGATCTTTGGAATCGAATTCTGCTGGATCCTGAATGTTGTAGGTAAACGATAATCGTGCTGTATCGAGCTCTTGGTCTTCTTTAATTCCAACTTTGCCATATATGAGTACAACATTTTTATATTTACCTTTCTTAATTTTTACCCCATAGAAATCTACTTCATTCGATTCGACTATAGAGTAATCATTATGGTCTATATTATACATCATTTTCAACCGTTTGTAAATCTAAATTTATATTTAATAACGGTTTATGACCAATTTGATAATGACCTTTAACAAACTTTTTAAAATCTGTGCTTTCAAATATTGGATCCCAGAATTCTTTTGTTAACGTATCTTTCTCTCTTACCTTTGGTTGTACTAATTCACCAGTTGCAGTATCGACTCTACAATACCAACCAACATTAGGTTTCTGTACATATCCACCTGCAAGTGCTACATCTAGTAATCCACTGTATGTGCTTATGCCACCTTCCCAAGTAACAGAAATAGGTACTTTGCTTTTTTCTTTTACGAACCTAGATTTCTCTACGTTAATAACAAAGTTATAGCCTTTAACTTCTGTTCCAGTTTTTTGTTGTTGTCTTCCTATAATCCAAATGTTATCTGCTGAATAGTAAATGCCTGTTCCGCCTGATACGATTGCTTTTGGAAATAATCCCATTTCTTGATAGGTATGATTAACAGCTAACAATGGAATGTTTTTCATAGTTAGATATGGCGTAACCATTCTAAATAATCCTTTTAAAGCTTTTGCTCTTGACATATCTGCAACAGATTTTTCGTTTAAAGCATCTTCTAATTCTTTTTTAGATGCTAAGTTACCAATAGAATCTATGATAATAATAACCTTATCGTCGCGTTCTATCTCATCTAATTGATTAACTAGATCGAATTTTAGTTGTTCTACGTCTGTGATTGGTGTATGTAATACTCTTGAAGTATCAATACCGAATGATTCAAAGTATGATTGTGGTGATCCAAATTCTGAATCATAGAACATTAGAACGGAATCTTTATGTTCTTTCATATAAGCACCTGCCATTAATAAAGCAAATGATGTTTTAAAATGTTTACTTGGTCCTGCTAAAACGGTTAATCCGTTTGTTAGCCCACCTTCTATGTCACCACTTAAAGCAACGTTAATCATAGGAACTTCTGTCGTTACTACATCTTTTTCTCCAAAGTAAATAGAATCTTCTAGTACTGCTGTACCTTTAATCCTGCTATTCTTTTTTAGTTTATCCATTATTCCCATATTATCTTCTCCACGTTTCAGGTTTTAGTTTCATTGAATTTTCTTTTTTACGCCACCTAGCTACTGCTTCTTTTCTTTTGCGCTGTCTTTTGGCCGCAGGTTTTTCGTAGAATTCTCTTTTTCTACACTCTTGAACAATGCCAGCTCTATCGCAGGCTTTTCTGAATTTACGAAGTGCAACATCAAATGGCATTGGCTTCGGAGGTCCTTTATGTTTGTTTCTTGCTTTAGGATGAGGTTTCCTAGGTCTTAGATCTATACTAGGCAACGAATTTCTCCCCAGGGTTCCATGAACAACCTGTTAGTCCACCAGATTTAAGTGCTTGGACTGTTCTTAGAACTTCATCCGCATTCCTACCGGTATCTAATTCATTGCAAGATACGCTTTGAATTATACCATCTGGGTTAATAATAAATGTTGCTCTAAAAGCAACTCCTTCTGTTACGTTATAAACGCCACACTCTGCAGCTAATTCACAACCACAATCACCAGCTAACGGGTGATTAATGTTCGCAATCAATTCATTTGATTGCTTCCAATTCAGTTTACAAAATTCATTGTCTCCTGAAATTCCTAAGACTGCCGCTTCATCCAATAGCTTATCCATTGCAGCTATTTCTGTAGGACAAATAAAGGTAAAGTCCTTAGGGTAAAAATAAACGACTGACCATTTTCCATCTAGATCGTGGTTAGTTACATCTATAATATTATTGCTTCCATCGACTGCTTTTAAACTAAAGTCGGGAAAGACTTCACATACTGATAACATCATTTTCTCCAATTGTTTTAATATAAGGTCTATTATACCATAGTTTCATTGTTTTGTAAACCCTTTTATTAAATTATATTCAATCCCTGCTTCTTCAAACATATCAAATGTTGTTGAGCAGGATTTTTCCCATCTTTTCTGAGTTAGATCATCTTCAAAGCATGGGGAAACTACACGTTCTATTCCACACTGGATAATGCCTTTAGCACATTCATGGCACGCTGGTAATGGGTAAATATATAAAGTACTTCCATATAAGGATACTCCATTTAGCGCTGCGTTAAATATGCAATTCATTTCTGCGTGAACTACTTGTTGGTATTTTATTTCTCGGTTCATATACTTATCCGTAGAGTCATCTATACCTCTCGGAAAACCATTATAACCTTGTGCTAGTACTGAT